CTTAGCTGCAGCAGCGGTCGCAGCGGCTGTGTCCCGGATCTGTTGAATCTCTGCTGGTCCGAGATTGATGCCCTGTTGACGAGCCTTCAGCAACGCCTCTTGTTCGATGCGATAAGCCATAGCAGCTTCAGTCGACATCGTAAGAGTCGCAGACTCGAGCTGGTAGCCTTGGACAAGCTGCTCGTTGTTCTGCTTGAAGTCTTTCATGAACTTAGCAGAAGAGTATGCAGCGTCAACCTTCGCCATCTCTACAGCAAGTTCTCGGATCCTCCCCTTCAACGCGTCGGTAATGGGAATGTTCGCCATCGCCGCTTTGTTGAGCATCTCCTGTTCATGCGTAAAGACGCGACCCTGCTCAATCGACATACCGAGAGCGGTCGTCTTATCGTTTTCAAGTTCGATGTAATCTTTAGCTGACTGGATCAGTTTACGGTAAGAGTTCTCCGCACCCTTGTTCACTTTCGTGATGTCTGTAGCCTTACCCTTATCGTCGAGCTTGGACGGAGTCACGATACCGAAATCAGACCGGGACGAAGGCTTCGCCGTACCGTCGTCGGGATCGCCAATCATACGGCTCGTAGCAGTATTGAGTAACTGAGTTCTTTCCTCGTACAGTTCTTTATATTGCGCACGCAAGCCTTGAATTCGGTTATATTCGTCCGTTAGATAATCTTTACGATTCGGTCCTTTTACGGTTTTATAGTCATTCTCGTACTTAGCGCTCTCTCGAGCGATGTACGAATCTAGTTTGTTCAGCTCTGCGTTATACTCTCGCAGGCCGCGCATCTGAACGAAATTGCCTTTAGAGTCAACCGAAATTTCACCGCCCTTCAGCGCGCTCGCGGAATTAGCTTCACGTCCCATCTGGCGAGCCCAGGCGAGGCCGTCTTTAAGCATGCCAATGAGGCTTCCCATAGCGCCAACAGCCTGAGAAACTGCTGCGGCAATCTGATCAAACACACCTTTAAGGTCTGAAAGGAATTGCTTGTCATTAGCGAGATCGTCCAATGCCTTACCGAGGCCAACCATCGCACCTGTAATCGCAGACGTTCGCACCCGTCGTCTTACCAGCTTCACCTACAAAGAGAGTGAAGCCGTTAACCACAGACTGCCAGGCGCCACCGAACGTCAGATCAATGCTGCCAGCCATTGCGACAACGTCTTTGCCGCCTTTCTGGATAGCGTCGAAGAACGCCTTGGATGATACCTGCCCGCTCTTCACTGCATTGGTGAGCTTGGCTACGGAACCACCCATTCCCTCCATACCCTTCGCTGCAGCGAGCAGCAACGGATATGCGTTCTCAAGAAGTGAATTATATTCTTCAGCGTGCACAACGCCAGTGCCGAACGACTGCGAAAGCTGCAGCAGTGCACCTCGAGCAGCTTCCACAGACGAACCTTGCACGCGCAACGATGCGGCGACGACGTTCACGACTTCGAGAAGATCGTTCTGAGACTTACCAAGTTCCTTTGCCGCAATCGAGCCACGGCGGTAAAGCGTGGTCAGCGCTTCAACAGGCACGCCGTTCTTATTCGCAGCTTCGAACAAGCGGGTCTGGACGTCGATAAGGTCACTACCCTCTACACCCGCCANCTTCATGGCGTTNTGAAGGTTCGTGAAATGGTCGGACGCTTTAGCAAACTCAGACGCGGTCAGCGCTGCAGCAAGAGCTACAGCCATACCGATAAGACGGTTCATACCTCCAACAGAACCGTTCACGGTACTATTGAAAGTATTGAAGATAGAATTCGCGCGAGTTGTAGCATTCGCGGATGCGTTTAGATTAGCAGCGAAACCAGCATGCGCGTGTCCCGCGCGGGTAGCCGCTGCCGCTGCGGCATTTTGCGCTGCCGCAGCTTGCGCGCTTGCGCGCGTACCCGCGGCAATAGCAGCGGCGCTAGCGTTGGCAGCGGTACCTATTGTACGATTCGCCGCAGCTACTTGGGATGCTGCATTGGTTGCGCCAGCAGCCATCCGCTGGAACGCCACTGCAGCCGCGTTTGTGTTGGCTGCACCTGCCCGACCCATGCGGGAGATATTTCCCGCAAGCGAATTGACCGCACGGTCCGCCTGGCCAGCGTTACGGATCATCGCAGTCAGCTCACCGTTTACACGAGTGAGCGGCTGCGTGTCGACACTAAAGCCCAGGGAGGCAATATCGGTCATTCTGTTTGTTTCTTTGGCCGATTACGTTCGCGCTCGCGTGCGATAGATGCACGGTATGCGCTGTCGAGGTCGAGTATAAGTTGAACCTCTTGGGTTGTCAACCGAATTCCCCAAAGGATCGACCAAGATGTAATCTGGTCAGGTTGAATGGGGTGGACTGCGCCCATTTCACCTGCGTGTCTAATACTTGTGAATCGTTGGAACAATTCCAAATAAAGATCGTCACCGTCTTCTAACTCGACCGGTGCGGGTATCTGCTCGTCTTCACCGAAAGCTGTGTACATCTCCCGTCGCGTCCGATTTAACGGATCGTTCGCGACAGGAGTTTCCCATTCAATCAGCTGACTTAGAAAACTACGTAGACGCTCGCGCCGGTCTACATAAAATTTTGGACGTCGATCGACGCGCCCTTGATCTGAGCGTAGATGAAGGGCACCCGGTCCAGGATCTCCATCGCGATGTCGAGGTCCAGCTCGGGCTGCTCGCCGTTGTACTTCGCCTCGGAAGCGTCGTTGAGCTTCTCGATCTCGTCTTCACTCTTNCCCGCCTTGCGCGCAGCCGCCATCTCTCGATGAGACTTGTAGGAGGCATCGCCCTTCTCCCACTTCCAGTAAGCGATGCACGACGCAACGAGCTGGAGCTCATCCTGCTCCGAGTTCTCGGCGGTGTACCGCTTCTGTTTGTTGCGGCCGGTATTGCGGCGCTCGTTCTCTTGCTTGCGGATAGCGGCCTTCGCCGACTCCGAGCTAGCATTGCGAACGCCCACGGTAAGACCGAGATAACGATCGCTGTCCGGGAAGGTGACCTTGAGTTCGTGGACCTTCTCGTACTTGACTACCTGACCGATGTCCATTTCACGCTCCTGTGGTTAACGAGGGTGACCACATGATTGCGGTCACCCTTAATGCGACTAGGCAATGGTGGGCTTCGTCGTCATGCTGATGCTGGACACATTGCCAGTCGGATTGGTTGCCGTCTCGGTGACGCGCAGGCAGTTGTTCAGATCCGCAGCGACCGCGTCATACGACGCTCCCGTTGCGCCCGCGATGGAAACGAAGGTCCCGTTACCGGCGGTATCACGCTCCCACTGGTACGTTCGAGTAACAGGCTCGTTATTGTAGACGCCAGGAATGGCGTACAGCAACGCGGCGCTTGAAACGTCCGGCACGGGGTCGGCTGAAGCGATCGAGACGGGCCGAACGACCGTGGGTGCAGCTTGCGCCTGCGGCTCCAAGACGATCTCGCGCTGGACGACGCCGAGGGTGTAGACTTCCAGATTGAAGCTTTCCTGCCGACCATTGGGCTTGCTCGGTCCACCAACAACCGCACGGAGGAATGACGTCGTCGGATCGATGCCAACGTCAGAATCACCGTCCAGGATCTTGAACGCGTACGTCAACTTGGTGACGCCAGCTGCCCGCATCGCGATCTGGCCGGCGTCCGAAGGCCGACGCGAGACTTCGATCTGCGGATCACCAGCGTTCGAAATACCCTTCGCCTTCGGCAAGACGTCCGAATCCATCTCGTCGTATGTGACGATATTGTCGGACGTACCGGTCGCTCCGACGGAGCCGACGCCGTTGACCTTGACGTAGGTCAACGCCTTGTAGGCAGCGAGATCGAGATCCGCCGGCTGTTGGGTGGTGCAGACGTACAGGGTACGTCCTTTCAGAGTGTTTGCCATCGTAAGTCTCCTGTTTCGAGTTCGAGGTTAGGAGGCGACCGTTAGGCCGCCTCGACCACGATCTCGCGCTGGTTCAGAGCCAGCGTATAGACCTCGAGGTTGAAAGAATCCTGACGACCGTTCGGCTTCGTCGGGCCGCCCACCATGCCGCGCCAGTAGGTGGTCGTGCCGTTGGTGCCGAGCGAGTCGTCGTCCAGGATCTTGAAGGCGTAATTGTTCTTCGTCAGACCAGCCGCGCGCATCGCGATCTGACCCTTGTCGGCGCCCTTACGGGACACTTCGATCTGCGGATCGCCCGCATTCGAAATACCCTTCGCTTTAGGCAGAACGTCGCTGTCGAGTTCGTCGTAGGTCACGACGTTGTCCGATGTTCCGCCCTGGCCAATCGAGCCGACGCCCGTGACCTGTGTCCAGTTGAGTGCCGCGTAGGCAGCGGCGTCAGCGATAGCGGTATCTTTGACGATCGGGATCTGACCCGCCGCCAACGTAACCGCGATGAAAAGCTTGCGTCCCTTGAGAGTAGTGGCCATCGTCGTCTCCTGACGTTAGATAAACACTTCGTAGAAAATGCTGACGGGCACAACGTACGAAGTGTCGCGTTTAACGCCAGTTCCCAGAACCGGCCTTTTCTGGACCCTAACACGAAGGCCCCCGTAAGACAAG